AGGACATCGACCCCGACCTGGCTGACGCCTGGTTTTACTGCTCGATCAACGCAGGCATGATTCAGCCTGGCGCATCTGACTACACAGGGAGCTAATCATGGCAACGCCAATCTCATACGCAAACCTTTACAAGTCGATCGAGCCGGTCATGCGCAAGTCTTACGGACTTGCGGCACGCAACACCGAGTCGCAGTTCGATCCGTTCTTCCACCCCGACCAGGACGATCAGCCTGTGCGGCACGCAAACGAGTACGCCGGACACGGCCAATACTCGCAGAAGACGGAAAACGATGCGGTCACCATGGGCGACTTCTACCAGTCGTCGGACAAGACCTGGCGAGCGACCACCCACGCGGGTGGCTTCGCTCTCGGGTTTGAGTCTGTCATGGATACCCGCCTCCGTGAGATCAAGAGCGCAGCCGGGATGCTGGGCGAGGCTGCAAAGCTGACCCCCAACTACCTGACCGCGCAGTTTCTTGATCGCGCGTTCAATTCCAGCTACCCGGCCAACTGGGACGGCCTGGAGTTGTGCAGCGATGTTCACACCCTGCCCGATGGCCTGACCACATACGCCAACGAATTGGCCACCCCGCAGCCACTGTCAGAGACGGCGATGCAGAACGTGCTGACCAACCTGCGGACCATGCCCGGGCCCCACAACATGATTCGCCCCGAGCGCCCCGAGTGCTTGGTGGTGCCGAGTGCGCTTGAGTGGATGGCGCGCAAGATCAAGAACACGCAGCAGAACGTGGGAACGGATCTCAACGACAGCAACGAGGTCCGCAAAAAGGATTGGCAGGTCGAGGTATTCGATTTCCTGACCTCGACCACGCGGTACTTCGTGACCACGAAGAACCCTAACGGCCTGTTCTGGACTTGGATCCAGCGCCCGCAGTTCCTGACCGACAACGTCATCATGAACCTGCAGAAGATCTACATCGGATTCTTCCGCGCCATGTGGGGCTGCGAAGACGCCCGCGGCATCTACGGCGTCGCCGCCACAACCTAAAAGGGGACGACAATGCCCGCATTCAACAAACCAACAGCGTTCGGCAAAGGGGTCGTACCGGGGGGCGCACCACTGCCCTTCGGAATCGGCCGCGATGCTCGCACGATTTTCCTGAATCCTCGCATCGGCAGTGACAATAACGCTGTCTTTGGCGGTCCCGGGACGTGCGAAGATCCGGCATACCCTCTTGCCACCGCGACGAAGGCCGAAGATCTGCTCACTGATGAGCAGGGCGATGTCATCTACTGGATCGCGTCGGACAGCGGCACGGGCGATTCAAGTCGCGATACCGGAACCATCACATGGGACAAGGGCGGATGCGCCATGATTGGCGTTTGCTCTCCCGTCCACGTCTCACAGCGTGCTCGTATCGCGCCCTCGACATCGTTTGCCGGATCGCTACTGACCGTATCCGGAAACAACAACTACTTTGAGAACCTGCAATTGTTTCAGGGACACAACGCTGAGAGCCACTGCCTCACTGTGAGTGGCGACCGCAACACCTTTGTCAATTGCCACATTGCCGGTATCGGTCACGCTACAGCCGGTGATGATGCGGCCTCTGATTCGCTGATCTTGACCGGCGACGAGAACCGTTTCATCAACTGCACAATCGGACTTGACACGATCGCGCGATCTGCCGCAGCGACTGAGATCCGTTGCTCTGGCGCTGCGGCTCGCAACGAGTTTATCGGCTGCCGAATTACCACGTTCTGTGATGCTGCCACGCCGACATTCGTCAACATCGGATCCGGCGGCATTGACCGCTACATCCGGTTCACTGATTGCGAGTTCTTCAATCCGATCGACTCGACATCAACCGCGATGACGGTCGGCATGACGATCCACGCCAGCGCAGGCGGAACAGTCATCCTATCCGGCAAGACGATGATCTACGGCGCAACCGATTGGGCGTCGGACTTCACGAACACGGCGATCGCGCTTCACGGCTGCGACGCTGCCGGGACCATGGGCATCGCCATCAACGGGACCTAGCAGATGGGGCTTCTCAAGTCAGACAAGCCGAAGTCGGCAACAGCAAAGGCGGCAAAGGCCGAAAAGCCCGCCGCCGCTGAGAAGCCTGTTCGTGCTGCGTCTGACGATACAGCTCCGATCGTTGCACGTGGGCTAGTTGCTCGCGGATACACGGCCGAGGCTATCGACGGGAAGATCGAAACCAATGCGCCTGACGATGTCGTCGAGGCGGTACGCGCGGCGTACTCAGGGCGCAGCAAAAAGTGAAGTAACTTCAAGCGAGCCGGGCCACAGGGCCCCTTGACTGTGGACCGGCAAGGGGAACAAATGGCATACACAAGGCAGCTTGCAGGACCAGGCGATTACGGGATCGTCATGGGTTGTTCGCAGTGCGGTTTTGCCTACAGCTACCCGCGCGACATCCGCATGCACTCTGACGGGAAGTATCGCTGTAAGGTTTTCTGCGACGATCCGACCAACGATCTAGACGACAGCCGCGCCCGTGCCGCCATACGGGGCCGCCGTGAGAAGATCGCCGTCAACCTTCCCGGTGCTATCAAGACCGGCTACCTGCCTGACGGGGGTGCCTGATGGCAACCTCGGGAGACGATACCTTTTCGCAGACCGCTGACGAGATCTGCTCTGATGCGCTTGCGGGAGTCGGCGCGATCGGTCCCGGCGACACAGCCAAGGGCAAGATGCTCACCCATGCACGACGCGTGCTTAACAGGATTGTCAAGAGCATCGACGCCGAAGGTAAATTCCTTTGGCGGGTGAATCGTGCCGACATCACCACTACCGCATCGACGGCAAGTTACACGCTTGGGGCGACCATCTTTGCGGTCGATAACGAGATGAACTTTCGCGAGTCGGGATCGGCGGACCGGCAACTTATTACCCGAATCACCAAGCGCGACTACATGCAGATCCCCGACCGTACCGAAGAGTCGCGCGCTCCGACGCTGTTCTACGTAGAAAAGGCGCTGGTATCCACGGGGCAGGAGCAACTGACGGTGTATTTCTGGCCGGTACCGTCCACGTCCAGCGATTCGATCGAGTACGCATCCTATACCCGCGGCGAAGACTTCGATGCTGGCAGCAACACGGGAGATTTTCCGTCGTCATGGATCCAGTGTTTCGTGTATGGCCTTCAGGCAGAGCTTGCCCCCGCATACAAGCAGGGCAAAGAGCAACGAAGGTTCTACGAGCTTTTTCTGGCCGAAAAAGATCGCATGCTCAATTCCGACAACGACGGCGGCGATCTGATCATGGTCCCATTCGGTGACTTTGCGGGTTATGTGTAATGGCCAATAACGCAACATTGATGCACTCCCTGATCGCGGGCATCGTCGATGCCGCCGGGGCTGCACTTGCGTCGGGTAACGCTCGTTTCTATAGCCCAGGCACGACCACGCCGATCACTGTCTACAGCGACGCCGCAGCTTCCGCGTCTATCACGCAGCCGCTAGTACTGGACGCGGCCGGGCGCGGCGAGGTCTACACACTGATCCCGTGTCGAGTGATCGTCAAGGACGCGGCCGATTCGGCTACCATTTACGACAGCGACTATGCGTCGAACGTGCGCGCGGCGCAGGTGCTGATCACCAATGCCAACGTTAACGGCGGCGCTGAGCAGGATTTCGATGCGTTCCTGACCGCCAACGGTGGCGCGCTTGGTAACTACACCGAGAGCGCGACCGCAACCGCGCAGGCGGCGGCTACGTGGCTCAAACAGACTCACGTACTTGCGACCGACTACGGTGCGGCAGGTGACGGCGCGACTGACGATGCAACCGCGATCGGAAACGCGATTACCCGCGTTGGTGCGGCTGACCGTACAAGCAGCACGCAGGCAAAGACATCAATACTGACGATTCCACAAGGAACGTGGAACATTGCCAGCGTATTGACTCAAGCGGTGGCGTCCGGAACAGATGCGATCATCATCCAGGGCCAGGGTCCCAAGGTGACGATCTTGGAACAGCAGTCAACCAGCGCGGGCGGGCTTCACATCAATTACACGTCGCAGACGGACGTAAGAATAACGATCCGAGACCTGGCCATCCACGCCGCTACTACATCAAGCGGTGCGGCGCTTACCTTGACCAACTGTGACAACGCAGAGATCAGGAACATCGAAACCAAGGGGTTTCGCACGGGCATCGATCTAAGCGCGTCTGATGATAGCCGCGTCCACAACTGCGAGGTAATTTCCACTGACGGCAACGCTGCGGCAGTTGGCATCGATCTAGGCGATCGGTGCGTCGCTCGCGATTGCATCGTGGCAGGTACATCGGACCTAGGAGATGGCATCCAAATTAGCGGCACAGATGCCCGCGTCTACAACTGTGTAGTCAGCGGTAGCGCCCTGCAAATTGACAGCAACGGAGCACGGGCGCGCATTGCGGATAACCACGTCACTTGTGCAGCGTCAACTAGCGGAGTGGACGTAGCGGGGGCCAATACGCGCAGCAAAGACAATTACATCGTGGGCTCGTCGTCCACTACGGGTCTGACGTTGGGGGCGGCCGGATGTCAGTCGCGCGGCGACCACGTTGACGGATTCACTACCGGCATCAGCGTCGGAGCCGTGGCGGCTGCTCGCGTGTACGATGCTGACTACGGGGCAAACACAACCGACCTGGACGTCAACGCATCGGCGACTCTGTTTCAGCAACTCAACAATTCGGACGGATCGTCAATATTCCCGGCGCGCGCAGCGGCAACGCTGACAGAGCAAGTGTCATTGCCCGCAACCCACACCCCGGTTCTGTCAGGTTCGCAGATAACCGTATCTATGGTTCAGTGTGATTCAAATACCGATGTGCTGACCATCGGAAACACTGCAACCACGAATCTTTTGGGCGGAGAACTTCTCTATATTGTTATATGGGAAAGCGGCGGCACCCTGACAAGCATCGCATGGGGATCGCAATACGAGAAAAACGACATATCAACCGACCCACCCACCGCCGCGCCGGTCGCGTCGGTTGGGGTAAAGTGTCATCTATTTGTCTGGGAAGCATCCCGCGCGAATTGGCAATTAATAGATTTTTCAGATGTACCGGCTGCATAATGGGAAACGTTGACACAACCTCGGGCCTGCGTCTTTCCGGCGACACTGCCGGAAACAACACACAGGTATTGCGCAACTTCCGGCAGGAGACCGCCGACGGTGAGGACAATACCGCCAACGTCCCGCGCTACCCGATCAGCGCTTACACGACTACGAACCTGACCGACACGGTCAAGGGGATCTACAGGTTCAAAACGCACGTTGTTGCGATCTGCGCCGACGGATACGCCTACCAGATCGACGACATTAACCCAACGCTGCCCGTGGCGCTGACGGTAGCCGGGACCGCCACGTCAATTATCGGAGGCGGCAAGCGTGCCGTATTCGCAGAGGACGCCAGCGACTGTTTCGTGGCCTGCGGCGCGGGCATTTACAAGTGGGCCGCAGGGACTGCGCTTATGGCTGCCATATCAGACGGATCGTCGTCAGCGTTCCCGGAGGTCTGTACACACGTTGCGGTTATCGGGCAGCGAGTCGTCGCCAACGACAAGAGGTCAGCCACGAACCGTCAGCGGTTTTTTTATTCAGATCTAGGTGATGGCGGCGATTCAACATGGACTGCGCTTGGCTTTCAGACGGCCGAGGGCCGCAGTGACGAGGTCGTTGCAGTCTACGAAAACACTGCCGAGTTGTTCGTTTTCGGAACATCGACAACGCAGGTCTACAGCGTGGGTAGCGATCCAGTGGCACCGTTTGCCCCGTCCAATACCATGAACGTTGGCCTTCACGCCTATTACAGTCCGGTACTGGTGGACGATCGGTTCGCCATGGTGGATAACTTCCGCCGTATCATCCTGACTGACGGTCGGCAATTTGAGATCATCAGCGATGACATCGAGGGGTGGTTAGCGGCAAACACCATCAACGACGCGTTTGGGTGGCGAGAGCGATCTGACCGATACGATCTGCTGTTCTTCCAATTTCCGACCGCACACAAAACGTTTGTGTATAACCTCAAGACCAAGCGATGGTCAGAGGATGCGATGACGACCGGCGCAACGACCGATCTAATGCCGATTGGCGGATACGCATATCGCGAGTCGGACAACACGCATCTGTTTGGATCGTCAACCGCGTCGGCCATTTATAGCCGCGCAACATCGCGCGGTCTGGACCTAGGCAGCAATCCGATCATTTGCGAACGCATGACCGGCGTACACCGACACGGCAGTTACAAACACAAGCGCAGCGGGCGTGTCCGCACGGTTTGCCGCCGCGGAACTTCCGGACCCACCGGCACATCTGACGTACTGGAGGTGCGTGTAAGAAACGACGGCGGCGATTGGTCGGATTGGCAACAGCACGACATCGGCAACGACGGCGACGCCGTTCAGCATGTTGATAGCTTTTTCGGCGGCGTGTTTGTGGGGCGCGTCTATCACACGCGCTATGCAGGCACCGACGACACGGCGCTGATTGAAGTTAACGACGAGCTAGAGGAGGTCGGGACATGAGCGTTCAGCGGCCGACCCTGTCAAGCATCAAGGACAGCGCCACCGAGCGCGAAAAGTTCGACGCCATCCGCGAGTTCGCGCGGCGATTTGTGGGCGATACATTCACCTGGGATCCGGGAAACGTCGCTGCCAATAGCATCTTGACGACTACGCTGACGACCACGAGTTACCCCGAGGTAGCAGGACTTAGGGTAGGCATGAGTATCCAACTGACACCGCCTAGCGATCTAGATGACGATCTAAAAATTGACGCTTGGTGGTGCGCCACCGATGACACCCTGACGATCCGACTCCGAAACGATACCGGCAGCGGCATCGATCAGGGATCGGGCGATTGGGCCTTTGTAGGAGTGCTGGTTTAATGGGCATCTGGGACACAGTTCAGCGAGTAGGACTCGGGGCCGCGACACTTGGCTTGTCGGAAACCGATCTCGGAAAGAACACCCTCGACCCCGGGCGAGGCAACAAAACGCAAGCGGCGGGCCTGCAGGGTGACATTGCGCCGCAGTGGCAAAACCTCGGCAGCAACGTCCAGGGGCAATACCAGAACCTTGGAACCGATCTACAGAATCAGTACAACCAGGCCGGTCAGACTGCGATGGGGTATACGGGCGGCTATCAAAGCGCCGTCAACAACTACACCAACCAGATGAGTCAGCCGAGTGCGTATAGCCAATGGTACGGGCAAAACGCGGGAGGCTATACCGCGCCAACCGGATCGCAGTCGGTTTACAACACCGCCCAATCGCAACTAGGTCAGCCGTCACAAACCAGCGGCGTCAACAGCCAGATTCAGAGCGCCTACGGGCAGGGATCTGCGCCGTCGCGCACCGATACGCAATATGGATCTATGCAGAGTGCCTACGGCCAGCCTTCAGGCGCGCAGTCAGCCTACAACAACGCCGCGAACCTGCAGGGGCCAAGCGCGTCCAGTCAGTACGCATCATCCACCATACCCTACCTGCAAGGCCAGGGGCAGGGCGAGCAATTCGCCAACCAAGCCCAGAATTTCTACGGCCAAGCAGGAATGGGTGAGCAGCAGGCGGGCCGATTCGGTGAGGCTGCCGGTGGATCTGCGGGCGCTGCAAATCAGGCGTGGCAGCAAGGCGCGCAAATGATGAGCGGTCCCGGACAGGCGTCACTGTCATACGGTAGCGCCATGAACAAGATTGGCGATGCGGATGCTCGCGGAACCGAACTTGCCCGCGCTATCACTAGCGGCGAAAGAACTGCGACCATCGGCGGTCAATACGAAAACGAAGTAGCCGGCGACCTTCGCAGCGCGACCAACCTCGGGCAGTTTTCCGACTACGCAAACCCGCAATTGCAGCGCGGCGGGATGTTCGAGAATTTTGCACAATCCGCACTCGACGAAGACAACCCGTATTTCAACCGCATGCGCGAAAAGGAACTAGCCGCCGTTAATCAGCAACTGGCCGCGCGTGGCATTTTCGGTGCCGGTGGATCTGCCTCCTATCTCGGGGAAGCGCTTGCGGACGTTGGCATGCAGGAGCGGCAGTACAAGGCCGAACTTGCCAAGGGTGGCCAGCAGATGCAGCTTTCACGCCTCGGAGAAGGGCGCGCGCTTGCGGGCGATACGTCACGCGAGAACCTGTCACGCGGTCAGGCGCTGCAAGGTCTGGCAAGCGATCTGGAATCACAGGACATCAACCGTCGCACGGCATCTTTGCGCGCGATGGATGCCATGAATCAGATGGGCAACCGCAACGCGAATTCCATGATGGG